TTATGTTGATAAAGATCCAGTAAAAGCTGCTAAAATGCTTTTAGATAAACATGTGGTTAAAATGATACTTGAGTCTGCTCAAATGTTGTGTACTGCTAAACGTGTACTCGATGGTACTGAATACATGGCAAAAACAAAGAATGGTAGAAATATTAAAAGATGGAAACTTGATAACTCAAATGAAGAAGCAATTATCTACAAAGCAGGTTGGTTAAATCATCCATCTACTCAATGGGTATTACAATCAGCATACAATTACATATGGTTATATAAACATATGATGGCTCTTAATGAAGAATACAAGTTAAGATACAATCATACAAAAGACCATTTAACTATTCAAAAACTAGGTGACATACTTAAACATCCACCTAAAAACGCTAAAGTTAGTGTTGTAGGTACAGATGCTACACCAGCAATGCCAGATGAATGTAAAGTACCTGGTGATGTGGTTGCGTCTTATCGTAAGTACTATATAATGAAGAAGCAAAGATTTGCTACATGGAAATCACCAGCAAAAATGCCAGAGTGGTTTGCTGAAGGAATTAAAAATGAACAAAAAAAAGAAAACGAAAATAGAACGTCCTAAAATCTATGAAAGAAATCCTAACACAGGTGTGATAAGATGGAGATACATAGATGAGTCACCAGATAAATTTGGTTGGCCAAACTACGGTAGGATTTTGAAGGATAAATAAACATATGAATGAAATAATAAATTTTATACAAAACAATATTAACTTTTTAAATAACGTACAAAGTTATCATTGGCAAACAGAATCATATTCTGAACATGAAGCATTAGGTGAGTATTATACAAAATTTAATGAACTTAATGACCGATTTGTTGAAACATGGCAAGGTAAACATAATAAAAGAATTAACTTTAGTGCTGAGTTGAGATCAGGTATTAAAAATTATGCTGATGTAGAAATTGTAAAACAAGAAGTTGTTGAACAATCGAATATAATCGCCAACATGTCAAAAGATATAGCAGGACAAATTGATTTAGAAAGTATTTTAGAAGATATGCTTGAAGCTACAAGTCAACTATCTTATCATCTATCACTAAAATAATATGCCAATATATACGTTCCACAATAACAAGACTAATAAGATTTTTACAGAAATGATGTCCATTGCTGAAATGGAAGAATATCTAAAAAAGAATCCACATATTAAACAACAGATTACACAGATGAATATTGTTGGCGGTGTAAGTGGGCTATCATATAGAAGTGATGGTGGATGGAAAGACAATTTAAGTAGAATTGCTGAAGCACATCCAAACAGTCCTTTAGCACAACAACATGGAAAAAGAAGTATAAAACAAGTTAAAACCGAACAAGCAATTAAAAAATACAAAGCTAGACGTAGTGCAAAAAATAAATAATATAGTACAGAGCGAGCAACCGAAACACAACGGTCGTATACCTGAGTCGAATAGGTCAATCCGCTTATTGTACAAACCTCACAACGGTGGGTTATCCTGCTTGGATAACCTACCTACAACTAATAAGGAGAAAAACAATGGCAGATATACCTGATTTTATGAGGGAGTTTGATACGGATATAGACTTTGGTTTTACTCCTGTATCATCTAAACCAGCTGAAGAAACACAACCCAGCATTGACCCGAGTGTTATAGAAAATTCAAATTTAGAACTAGCAAAAATTAAATCAGATGTTTCTGATATTAAATCTGCTATGAATGAAGTTATGCAGATTGTTGCTGAAAAAGATACAGTAACAAAAGAGATACAGGACGCTGATACACAGGCAAGATTTAAAGAAATTGAAAAGATTATGTTACCATTTTTATATAATCTTTCAAAGTCCAACGAACCTTACATACATTGGCCAAATAGAGGACCAATCATCAAGGCACAGATGGACAAATTGTTAAAACTGACAAGGGGGTAAATTATGTTAGAAGTGAAAGCTCATCACAAAGAACTTAAAAGAGCGGTGAATGAAGTTGAAGACAAAAGAAAAACCGATAGATCAAACAAATCATGGTATGATCTAAGAACCTTGAAGAAAATTAAATTAAAAGCAAAGGAAAAACTAAATGCAACTAAGCAAAAACTTTTCGCTTAAAGAACTTACTGCTTCACAAACAGCAGATAGACATGGTATTAGTAATAATCCAAGCGAAGATCATATGGATAATTTAAAAAAACTATGTGATAATGTTCTACAAAAAGTAAGAGATCATTACGGCAAAGTAGTATCAGTATCAAGTGGATATAGAAGTCCAGAACTATGCCTTAAAATTGGCTCAAGTGCAAAATCACAGCACGCAAAGGGCCAGGCCGCGGATTTTGAAATCTTTGGTGTGCCGAATGCTGAACTAGCAAAATATATCATTGACAACCTAGATTTTGACCAACTAATATTGGAATATCATAATCCAGAAGAACCTAACAGTGGTTGGATTCATTGTTCATATAAGAATGCTGAGGACAACAGAAAACAAGTATTAAGAGCATACAGAAATGATGATGGTAAGACGGTATATGAACCGTACGATCCCAGCTGAGCGTTTGAACGTCTTAATAATGACAAAAAAATAGAACAAGACAAGATTATAGATCAATATATGCAGAAAGGTATATAGATGCTTGACAATCTTGTATTTTGTGATATAATGATTATATAATATTAACAGGAAGGTATATTATGGCGTTTAATTATGTAAAACTGAATGAAGAAAAACTACCTAAAAGTTTAGGTGTGAAAGGTAAAAACCAAGATGGTATAAGATATTATACTATTGACGGTGTTAATATGCCTTCCGTTACTTCTATTCTAGGTTCAATTCCCGAAAGAAAATTAAAGATAGAAGGATGGCGTAATGCAGTTGGTGAAAAAATGGCCAACTATATTTCTGTATCTGCTACAAATCGTGGTAAAACAACACACACACTTATAGAAAATCACTTAAAAAATGAAGACGACAAGTCTGTTGGTATAACTGCTGTTACACCATTAGGTTTGTTTAGAATTATCAAACCGTATCTTGCTAGAATAGATAATATTCATTGTATAGAAGAATATTTGTATTCAAAAGAGATTAGTGTTGCAGGTCAAGTTGATTGTATTGCTGAATATAAAGGTAAACTATCTGTGGTTGATTTTAAAACATCTACAAAAAGACGTGATGCTGACTATAACTATGGTAACTTTTTACAATGTTCAGCATATGCTAAAATGTTTGAGGAGATATTTCCTGATAAAAAGATTGAACAAACTGTTATTTTAGCTGCCTGTGAAGACGGTTTTGTACAAGAATGGATACACGGTGAAGATAAAATCAAAGAACACCAAGAGTTATTTTACAAACACACTAAAGACTTTTTTGACAGAAATAGTATAAATAGTTAATAAAAAAGTCAATAGTCGAATTAATTAAAAAGGTGAGTTACTTTATCCTACTTGCGACCTTAACAGCTAAAGGGAATTATGAAAAAAATATTAATAGTTTTAAGTTTATTAATTGCTAGTGTAGCATATGCAGACCATGAAGAACATCTTGGTGAATATTATATGACACAAGCACCAGTATTATGTGCTTCATCAGAACATATCGACAGTTATTTAAATCATTATAGTTTTAAACCGTCAAGTATATCCTTAGGAAGAGAAGGTATGGTAGAAACTGGTAAACCTGTTTATATGGTAACTTATTATGTAAACAGTGAAAGTGGACAAACTACAGCTACAATAGATGTACCAAATGCTAGTGAAAGATGTTTATTGTTTCATACATTTGATTTGTACATACCGAATTAAACGTTGAAGGTAAGAAAATACCTGATATGGACTTGGGTGCAATACCCAACCACTCCACCATTTAAACAATGAAATTTAAGGGGTGGAAATAGGTTCGACATACAGTTAAAACTTACTGGAGTTTAATCGCTGACAACGTAAAGTCATCTTATAAATGCTAACAATTTAGCGATGGCAGCTTAATACTGCTAAACGGTTTGCCTGTACCGAGTAACAGAAACAGGCTTGACAAAATCACTCACAAATGATATAATAAATGTATGAATTTAATGAATAGTAAAAAGTTTGGTTTAATCATAGAAGATATGGTTAAGAAACAAAGAATACCTTATATGGATGCAGTTATTAAATACTGTGAAGAAAATGATATTGACTTATCATCTGTCGGTCCACTTATAAACAAACCACTTAAAGAAAAAATAAAAGAAGAGGCACAAAAACTGAACATGGTTGAAAAATCAAGTACCGCAGTTTTACCTATATGAACAGTTATGAGGCTTATACACTATATTTGGCTATTAAACTACACTTCACTTCCTCTAATTATGATTTTTACAAACACAATGCCAAAGTTAATGCATCTTTTAACACATTTTTAAAGCGTAATGATAGATTTTTCTTTCATAAACTTACAACTAAATACAATAAGGAAGAGATGTTAGAATATTTTGTCTGTAATTTCTTTCATAATTCAAAAACATGGATAGGAAACTTAGTCAGAGCTGATGGAGAAACAAACTATACAAAGTGGAAAAAGTTTAATCAATCATTTACATACAATTTTAGAAATGATTGTTTATTATTGCGTAATGTCATTGATGTTGATAGGGTTTCTTTTGATGATGTTTTTCGCATATCTAATGGCCAACATCCAAGATTGTTACGGTTACTTCTTTCTGAACAAATCGCAGTACAAACATTCGTCATCTTGGATAAGATATTGTCGTTTTGTAAAAATTGGGATAAAGAAATTGCTGAAACTATTATCTGGCCTGAAAAGTCATTTAAGATTGCCAAGTTAAAACCATTTGTTAATTTCAATTTAACAAAATGTAAATTTATTATGAAAGAGGTGTTTGTATGAGTGAAGAACAAAAACTAACCGAAGAACAAGTAAGAGAACAATACAGACAACAACGTAAAGATAAAACATTTGCTCAATGTTGGCCTGCTAATAATGATAGTTTTTATGAGTGGTGTTCTCAATACCTAGATTATCAACACATAACAAAAAATAAAAAAAGATGAATAAAGTATTTTTAATTGGCAATGGTGAAAGTAGAAAAGATTTTGATTTAAGTCTTTTAAAACCACATGGTAAACTGTTTGGTTGTAATGCCATGTATAGAGATCATCCTGAGTTAATAGATGTATTGACAGCTTTTGATGGTGGTATGATACACGAAGTATATCACTCTGGTATTGCACAAAAGATACCATGCTATTTTAGAGCATGGACAAAAGTGCCTACAATGTTATATCAAAGTATTGTAGAAGGTATGGCATCAATACAAGACCTTGAAGATATAAAAGATTTTGATTTAATTAAATCAAATGAACAAGGTGACTCACAAGAATTTGTTACACATGGTTCAACAATAGATGGTATTGTTACAATTCTTAAAAAGGCCAAAGAACAAGGTGGTGATAGAGAACGTATAAAAAAGAAAGTACACAATGCTCATGTTTATGTTTCTTGGATTAAACAACCAGATAAATCTTATGACATAAGAGAGTGTGAACCAGAAGGTGTTGATGATGGTTGGGCATGTGGACCTACAACAGGTTACATTGCTTCAAAACTAGAAAAACCAGATGAGATTTACATGTTAGGCCATGATCTAGTATCTGATACAAATACAGTTAATAATATGTACAAAAGTACAGACAACTATGTTGCTTCAGAATTTGAACCTACACCATCAGGTAATTGGGAGT